GATGTCCGGCGAGCGGCCGAGCACCGTCTTGGTAACGTCCTTGGATTCGAGCGCGAGCTTCCCCTCCATCGTCTCCTCCTTGGCTTTGATTTGCTCAAGCTCCTCGACGATTGCCTGGCGGATTGGCTCGGAGTCGGTGCGGATTGCCAGCTTGCGGCTGTTGGCGAAGTCCGCGAAGGCGTAGGCGCACTGCGCCTTGAGGCTGTTGAAGTTGTCGGGCTTGCCCGTGTAGCGGTTCGGGAACGGGGCGCGGTTCGCCATGAAACCCTTGGCCCCCCGGACGTGGTCGACCACTCCGCCGCCTACGCCGTCCTCGTCGATGAGGCAGCGGGAGTAGGGGATTCGCTCTTCAGCCAGCACGCGCCGAATCTCGTCCGCGAGGTAGTCGAGGCCCGTCTTCTCGTGGGTGATGATGCGGTAGCAGGTGAAGTCGTCCCACAGGGCGAAGACGCTGCGGTCGCTGCCGTAGCGGGCCACGTCCACCGTCATGTACCGCTCGCCTTTGGTCTTGGGCACGGTGTTGGAGAACAGGTCGGCTATGGCGTCGTAGGCGATGAGGGCGCGTGGGTCTGACTCGTACTCCCAGTTGCCGAACATGAGGCGCTGCTTCATGGTGACGTCGCTGATGGACGAAAGCTGCTCCTTGTACGACTCGGCCGTGTGCGGGTTGTCCGAGTAGAGCGCCTGGACGAAGGCGAAGTCGGACGGCAGCCCGCCCTCCTTCCACGGCTTGTAGACCTTCTGGTACAGCCAGTTCTTCTTCGGGTTGCAGGTGACGAGAATCTTCGGCTTGATGGCGTACTCCCTGTTCATGTGGCGGCCGACGCGAGACTTGAGCACGTCGAACGCGCCGAAGTCGATTTCTCCCGCCTCCTCCAACGCTCCACCGGTGTACTCGGTCGAGCCGAACCGCTCGTAGAACGGGTCGGACGGGTTCGACTTAACGTCCAGAAGGTCGATGCGCGAGCCGTTGCCCAGCTCGACGTAGTGGTACTGGCCGTTGAGCTTCCAATCCTTGAAGCCGTGAAACTTGGCGACCTTGGCGAAGGTGACGAACGTGGAGGACATGAGCCGCGTCAGCTCGTTGCGGGCCACGAACCAGCGCGTGCCGGGGTAGGCGATGGCCTTGACCAGCAGCCACTCGCAGATGAGCCAAGACTTGCCGGAACCCGCGCCGCCGCCGAACACGACGTACTTGGTCACGTCGTCCTCTAGGCGCTGGTACGCCTCGTGCTGCTTAGGCGTCGGGCGAAGGTTGATTGTCAGGGACAACGTAGTTGATGGCGTGAACCTTGTCGCCGCCGGAGGTTAGGTCAGTTTCGGTGCGGAGCGAGAACTCGTCCTTGCGACGTCGTTCGAGGAACTTCAGGGCCAGTTCTGGGTCTGATTCGATAGCCGCCACGACGCTGCGACGGGCCTTGAGCACGGGGTGCTCCTTCAAAAACTCTTTCCGCTCAACAAATTCTGGGTACCGGTTCTGGTAGTCGTACAGGGTCTGCGTCGAAATACCCGCGAAGCCGCAAGCTTCCCGGTCGGTTCCACCCAGCGCGAAAACCTCCTCCAGCTTGGAGATGGTTTCTGGGGTCATCACCGTCGGGCGTCCTACGTCTGCCACGCCCCTATTGTGCCACTACTTCGACTTCTTGGCGACTTTGGCGGGCAGCACGGTGACGGTGCCGACCACCTCGTACTTGAGGCGCTCCGCGTAGCTGTGGCCGCCAATATCGGCGCGGCGTCCGTAGTCGAAGAGGGCGAGGTCGTATGTGCCTGGGGTCGCTCCCGCCGGAACCTTCACGAGCAGCTTACCCTTCTTCCAGTTCCACGAGACGTTGGAGGCGATTGGCGTGGAGGTGGACGTTAGCTCCTGCGGCATGAGCGCGACGATTTGCTGGGCGGGCTGGGTGCCGGTGACTTTGAGCGTCTTACCGGCCCGTACCTCGTCGTTGAACTTGAAGGACGCGGCGAAGGACGCGCCGAAAGCCAGCGATGGGACGAGGGCGGCGGCGAGGGCTATGGCGATGAGCTTGTGCATAAGTTTCGGTGGGGTTTCACTTAGCGATTATCCCACTCGCGGGCGACGAACTGGGCGACCTCGCGGCATCGGCGGGGCTGGCCCTCGCCAACATCGAACGCGACGCGGACACCGTTGCGGCGGACGTGGTAGAAGCCGTCGTCCTCGAACTGCTCGTCCTGGCCGTCGTCTTCGTACACGAAGTCGGAGTCGAAGTAGCGGTTGCGCGAGCAGACGTTCACGAACTCTTGCTGGCTCTGGCTGAAGTTGTTTTCCACGTTGCTTTGGTTAGTTGCTTGTCTGACCCACACAGTATATTCGCTAGCGAATGGAGAGTCAAGCGCCTACCTGTGGATAACTTCTAGCCCTTGCCGCGTATAGCTATTCTAGCAAATCAGAGCTTGCGGTACTCGTCGAGCAGCCGCGCGTAGTGGTCGTAGGCCTTCACGGTCTTCTGGCGGTCGGCTTCGAGCTGCGCCATAGCCTCTGGCCCAATCTCCCCCAGCAGCTTCTTACCGAACTCGTAGCTCATGCCGCTGCGGTGGACGTTGCAGGCGTAGCACTGTAGCCGGAGGCAGCGGAGGTCGTACTTGAGGTACGCGCCGATGGCGGCTTTGGCCCACGGGCCGTGTCCGGTGTGCGCGTTGGCTCCCTGGAGGTTCTTGGCCGGGCAGGTGTAGCAGTCCTTGTAGCGGAGCCGCGTGATTCGCTTGCACTCGGCCCACAGGTCGCGCTGGAGCTTGGAGATTGGCTGCTTGGATGCCTTCCTGAGCCCCTGTGAGGCCCGTAGCGGCGTCTTCCTGGGCTTGAACGGTGTACGCTTCATCTCCCGCTAAACTGCGTGCATACGTGGGGGAACGTGACCTTGCTACAGATTGGGCATGGCGGGCGTTTCGCGGGCGAAACCTTGCGTCTCATTAGGCCAATTCTACACCGTCTTCCCTCGCGGCGGCGCGCCAAATGTCCCGGTAGTATTCGCCTGTATTAAACATCTTTAGGTACTGGTCGAGGATTATACCGGCGGTTTTCCACGCCTCCCGCTTCCCCTCCTCGTACCGCGCGTCGCCGTGGCGGGCGAGGAACGAGGCCAGAATAAACCTGAGTCCCTGCCGGTCGCCCTCGGGGGCCTTCTCCCACATGCAGGTGTCGTGGTCGATTGCGGCGATTAACTCGGCCACGATGGCCTCGGCGGAGGGGTCGGCCCCCACGTCGGCGCTCGGCAGCTCGTTCCCGTCGCGGCCGTACTCGTCGGTGCTCATTCGTGTTTGGTTAGCGAAATCTAAAGTCTGAGGCCAAAGTTCTAAATCTGAGCCCCTAGCTCTCTTGCGGGAGCAGCACGACGAACGCATCGCCGGCGCCCCACTCGTACCCGGGGTCGCCGACGTAGTAGGCGTTGACGACGTCCTCGCCGCCGCCGCGGCTGAGCCCGAGCAGGCTCGAGGAGCCGTACGAGTCGCGGACCGGCTCGTGCATCACGATGACCCAGGTGACCTCGGGGGGACCTGACGGCCGCAGGGAGTTCACTTCAGTCAGCAGCTCCGCCTGCGAGTACTTCTCCCGCAGGCACAGGGCCACCTCCGGGTGCGGCTTCTGGGCGCCGCGCCGCTCCATCTCGGCCCACACCTGGGCGTTGGTCGGGTATTTCCCCAGCTCGGAGGCGAAGACGACGCCGAGGCGGTAGGTCTGCCCGCTCGTGGTTTCGGGGAACGGGTCCTTGCCCTCCCCCAGGCAGATGCCCTTCGCGTACGGCCACACCTTCCGGCCCTTAGACTCAATGGCCGACACGAGCTGCGCCGGGGTGCGGCCGTCCGTGGCTATTTCGCAGAGGAAGGGGACGGAGGGTTCCGTGGGAGTCGGCGCGGTTTCGATTCCAGCCGGGCCGACCGGGGCCAGGGCGAGACGGTGCATCTCGACGAGCGATTCGAGGGCGGCCGCGATGCGGCCCAGGTAGCGGCCGTTCCGGGCCTGCGGGGACTCTTTCTTTTTGGGCTTCTTCTTCATTTCAGCGCTTAGCGTCGGTAAGGAGGGCGGCGAGGTAGGCGACGCATTCATCGGACTGGCCGGAAAGGGAACAAGAGAGCTTCCATTCGCCAACCTCGTGCAGGTCGTACTCCACGCGGCCATCGTCGCGGTAGATGATTCCCTCGGCATCGATGAGGTACTTCTGGCCGTGTTCCGCGCCAATCGCAATCAACACGTCGGTCAAATCAACCGTCCGCACGAATCCGCCACGGTCACGGACGTTTCCGCGCTCGTCTATTGAGTAGCCGGTCTGCGCTTTGGCGCACGCCTCTCTCACGCGGGCCTCGGCCTCGGGGCGGCTAGGCATTGGGGTAAAGTTTTTTCTGTTCGAGCCGAATAAGGCAGCTGCTAGCGGTGTCCTCTAGGTCTGGCGAGCCCGTGAAGCCGTAGAGCAGCGCGTTCGCGGGAATGTCGTCACCCGAGCCGAAGTATTCACCCGCCGCGTAGGTAACGTCCCAAACTGCTCGCCCGCCAATCTTCGCCTTCTGTATAAAAAGGTCGTAAACCTTCCCTTTGTAGGTGATTGTCTCTAGCAGTCTTTCAAGCGCGGTCGCTGTTTCGTCGCTCATAGGTTCCTCTTAGCTGGCTAGTGGGCGGGCGGGGCGGGCTCATCGTCTGGCGCAGACCACGCTCGCGGCTTCCTCGGCCCTGTGGCTAGGCGCTTGAAGGCGACCGTGAACATCCCCTTCTCCTTGTCGATTCGGCGGACGACGATGCCGACCATCTCCCAGCCGTCCTCGCCCAGCGCGTTCGCGAAGTTGGTAGCGTGCTGTAGGCCGTGGACGGAGCGAAACTCGTACTCCCATTTGGCAATCTTTTTCTTCTCGCTCATCCCCGCTCCGCTAGGGTGGGTAGCTCGTGACCGTTCTCTCTGGCGATTTCGCGGATGAAATTATCGAGCG